GCGTCTAAGGCGGCAGGAGAAGTCAATAAGTCTGCACAAAGCGGTCTTAAAGGTACCGGTACTGCAGCTAACTCTGGTGAGGCTATTACTAAGGCATTTGCTGGAGGTCTTGCTTCTCAAGCAGCTCTTAAGGCAGTTGATGAGGCTATGGCTAAGGTTAACTCCAAGGTTAAACATCATCAACCACAATCCCCAGCCAAAGAAGGGGTCTTCTCTGGTGACGGATGGCGTGGCGTATTCCGTTCAGGTCTTGCTATTGTTAAGGAATTTGCTGGAGGTTTAGGTTCTACTAAATCCATGGAAGCTATTTCCTCAAACATGGATAAGGTCAACGAATTCGTTCAGTCTTCTATGGAGACTATAACCGGATATCTGGATGAGAATATGGATATGAACCCAACCATTACTCCTGTCCTCGATACAACAAATCTCGATGGATATAATTGGAGTGGTGCCGGTTCACTTAACCTTACTAGCGGAGTAAATTACTCTGCGCTCAACCCTGCTACAAGGGCGCAAGCAAGCAATAGATATTCTATTGATGAAGTAGTTAAAGGTCTCAATGCTCTTGATCGTAAGCTTGAGACTCTTGCAGAAGTTGGAGCTGTTGGTAACGAGCTTCTTGCTCAAGACCGTGTCAGTCCTGTATTTATGGATAAAGATCTCGTTAATCGAGCTCTTGCTCCAGGTATGGCTGATGCACAACGTTCCTATAACGATCGACTAAATATGTTAGATGGAGTATTACCAACGATATGAGAGATGAGAACTATTTCTCCATAATCTTTGGTGAGGGTGCTGAAGCAGTTGATATTGGTAAACTCTTTGATGCTGTAACTAAGGTAGAACGTAACGCTGGTGCCGGTTTGGAACATTCGTATTCCGCCGGCGTCGGTCGTTTTGGTAAGACCTGGGTATCGGCCCATAGAGCGACATATCCTATCAATGTGGAAGCTACATTACGCGGAGGTCCTGTTGATTTCCTAGCCCTTAGAACTAAGCTAGCCAGAGCGTTAGACTGTCCAAATGGGCCTAAGAAATTGCAGTTCGATGACCAAGATGGTAAATACTATATGGCCGTGGCCACGGGGGTTACTAAATTCTCAGAAGATATCAAGGCCGGTAAGGTTACTGTCTCAATAGCGTTTGACGTACCCGATGGACTGCTTCACTCAGAAGTTACCAAGGTACTCAACTCGTCCACCACTACCTCCGACATTGGAACTCTCACTAAAGAAGGGAAAATTGTCAAAATAACTCTAAACAATACAGGGTCTGCTCCGGCTTACCCTAGGATTAGGGTTCATAACAATTCAGATAACGGTTGGATTGGGCTTGTAAACCAGAATGGTATGATGGAAATCGGTACAAGTCTAGCTGATGTCGCAGGTACTCGGGTTGCCTCAGGTCAGTTCAACCAATCACATACTTTAATAGATATTAAACCCGAAGACAAGGCTGAATGGGCTAAGTTTACAGAAGTCTCAAACCGCTATCAGAATATCTCGCCTCTACCTTTTGCAACACATGCTGAAATCGGTGGATTAAAATTAGGTTGGCGTGAGAAAGGTCTAGGTGGTGCGGCATATCCTGCTCCTGGTCTTCATTGGAATGGACAAGGTAGCAAGGGTGTCGGTCGTGACTGGGGATGCGGTATTTACGAATACGTTCTTCCTAATGACAAGACTGGTGTTAAAGGTGCTAAAGACTGGCGTTGTGACTTCAATATGAAAGTCTGGGCGTCCGCATTTGGTCAAACTGGCGCACTCTCAATTATGTTTGTTACAGATGACAATCGTGTTATTTGTGCTTATACTATTGAGAAGCTGGATACCTCAGGTGAGATTACCTGGCAATCGTTTTCACTTGGCGACATCCACTCTGGTGCTACATATCAACGTGAAATGAATAGCTTTGGTTCTAACAACAATGAACCAGGTACACCTAGACCAAACGTAGCCTTTAATAGTCGTACTGGCGATGCTTATATTATCAAAGAAGGTCCTAAGTTGACTTTCTCTTATAACGGTATCCCTAAGACGCTAAACGACCCTTCCAAAGAATACCTAACTTGTACTAAGATTTGGGTTATGGCGGGGCGTTATAAAGGCGAAAGAGATGGTGTAGGTTCACTAGATACTCTATGTATTCAATCCATTCGCTTCGTTAAGAATAATGCTGAGCGTTATGACTTAGTTCCTAACAAGTACGCTAAGGGTAGTGAGGTTGTAGTAGATATGGAACAAGGTAAGGTATCGTTTGTGGCTAACCCCTCATCATCTAAGGTTGGTGTATCTGCCGCTGGAGACCTTGTAAACGGTTCGCGATACTTCTCAATCCCTCCAGGTGAGTCTAAACTAGAAGTTCATTCATCTGACTTCTGTGAACAAGCACCTGATGTTACTATAGAATGGGATGAAGCCTGGTTGTAAGAAAGGAGGGCCAAAACTTCAAAATGATTGCAAAACCTGCATGGCAGTTGACTGTTCATGACAATGCTATGAACGTCATCGATCATATAAACAATGATGTACCTGGTTCTCTTAAGTATTACGATGAAGAGTTCCATGAATACTGCGGTAAGGGTTCCTCAACCTTTAACTTTAAGGTTGATAAGTATCTGAACGGTAAACTTAACCCTAGAGTTGAGCAGATGACCTCTGATTGCTATATCTCATTCCAAGATAATGGTCGAGATCATGTCTTCAGTGTTATAAACCGTAAAGAAACTAATACCACAATCGAATTCGAATGTAACTCAGCAAATCTTGAACTTCTTAATGAGAAGGTTCGAGCATACGAAGCAAAAGAAGCTCATACTTTTTTAGAGTATGCTGATATTATGGGTCTGTTCAAATTCACTAAGATTGACCTTGGGCGTTGTGATGTTCGTGACACCAAGCTTACTCTTAAGTTTGAATCAGATGACGACACTTGTCTAGCCCGTATTATCAAGCTAGTCGAAGCTTTTGATTGTGAGATGGATATTCGTACCTATCTTAATCAAGGTGGGCAAATCGACAAGTATGAGCTTAATGTATACAAATCCCGTGCTCTCGCAGATGACCGTGAAGATGGTCTAGGTCGAGTTCGTACTGATATCCGCCTTGAGATGGGTCGGGATATTGTATCGGTAGTGAAGAAAGAGGATAAAACCAACCTCTTCTCCGCTATCCGTATTCGTGACAAAGACGGTAATTATATCAAACAACCCAAGGCTAGAGAAGTTAAGGCGGCGGATGGTATTCATAATGAGATTTACTGTACTCGTAATGCTACAACAATCTATGCCCCGCTCTCAGCTAAGTTATACCCCTCACTCAACAAACGCGAGAACTGTGATAACTGGATCGTACGTGATGTAAAGACTGAATTTACGGATTACAAACAAGCCTGGGCCTATGCGGTTAAGATGTTGAAGACCTACATGTATCCCGTTACAACATGGGAGATTGAGCTAAACTCAGCTGTAGTTCTACAACGTAACGATATCCGTATTGGTGATATTATCTTCTTAACTGACGAACACTTTGCTGGAGGTCTTCTGATTAGAGCTCGTGTCACTGAAATGGTGCGTTGCTCAACAGACCAAACTAAAACCAAGATTACATTATCCAATGTCGTCGCTACTAGACCTACGAACAACTCTGTTCTTAGCAAGGCGATGGCTCAGATGGTGGCCGATGCTCAACCTTTCAAAATGAATGTAAAAGTGACAGGCCCTACCATGTTCCGTGAAGTCTCTGATACATGTGATGTTATTCCTACCTTATACAAGGGCTCTAGCGAGTTTACTGAGGCCGAGTATGTGTACTACATCGACGGTCAAGTGGCAGGCAGAGGCGATAAGTTCACTGTATCCAAGGCTAATATTGGGACTAGTGGTCGTGCCCTTATTACAGTTCAAGCTCTGGTTCGGGGTGAAGTAGTTGAGTTCCAGGATATCACATTCTCAACTGTAAGCGATGGTATTTCTCCAATCTTAACCGTTGTTCATTCTAGTAATGGCGATACGTTTAAGAACGGTATTATTGACACTCGTATTACGGCAAAACTATATCGTAATGATGAGGAGATTGATACTGAGGGAGAAGGCTTTGCTTACAAGTGGACTAAGATTTTATCTAATGGTGTAGCCGATGAAGAATGGGCTAAGAAACCTCAGGCTAGAATGAAAGGTTTCAATTTAACCAACGCTGATGTTTTAAACCGTGCTACATTTTCCGTAGCCATTGAGACAAAATAGAAAGGAAACAAATGGTTGTTGTATCTAGTGGTCAGATCACGATCACCGACGTAGAAGATGGGAAACCAGGGCGTGATGGCCAAGTCGGTGAAAATATGCTCTTAGACACAAACGCTATGTCTGTATCTAAGAACTATGCAAATCAAGACCGATATTATTCGCATTCAGAAAACCATGCGTTATTCGAATTCGGATATACTCAAATCCAAGACCCACCAGTTGCTTCTGTTTCTACTGGTGTCCGGTTTAAAAACAAAGCCGGTTCTTCTGGTAAGAATATTGGTGTATGTTGGTATGGTGGTGACTACAAAGGCGTAGAGCTTAAGCCAGGAACCAAGTACACCATTTCTTGCTATGCTAGGAAGATTAGCGGTGCCTCAACTGCTAAGATGTACATTTACCCAATGCTTAAGGACTGGTCTATATTCGGAGATTTCTTAACAGATTATATTGTATCCAACGAATGGGTGCAGTTATCTAAGACTTTCGAATTTGACCCAACTAAGATGGGCGACAATGATCCAAAGGCTGCTCGTATTTACTTTACAGTACTTGCGACAAACACTGAGTTATTTGAGGTTCATGTGTGTGGGTTTAAGCTTGAAGAAGGCGATCACGCTACACCTTATGAACCAAGTCCTGTTGAGACAACTATTGAACTAGGGCGCAAAGCCAACTCTGACTCTGTATTAGAGCAACAACGTCTTCTTAAAGAAGCTCAGGACGAAGCGTTAAAGGCTTTAAATAACGATATCATGAGAAAGGTATCTACGGACTGGGCCGATTTGATTAAGCGTATTCGTGATACAGACGAGGCTGGTCGTAAAGCAGCTGAGGAGTCCTTACGTGTAATGTCTGCTCGTTTAAGGTCTGAGGTATCTAAGCAGTTTGGTGAGTATGCGTATATCCGTGAGTTTATCACAACTCAAGTAGTTGAGAGTGAGGAAGGCCTCTCTATCGGTAAGCAGGATAATAGTGAACGGCTGGTATTTACGCCTAACCGTATTTCATTTATGTCCGCTGGTAAAGAGATTGCCTCAATCGCTCAAGGGCGACTTAACATTGACTCAGGTGCTTTCACCTTAAGTCTTCAAATCGGTCGGTTTATTACATTCCAGGATCCGTCTGATCCTACACGGAATATTACTAAATATATAGAAGGGTAGGATAATATAGATGGCAACTTGGACAAGCTGGGGCGACAAGGGATATGGTGTTCGTATTGATTCATATCATATTGGTGTAAACCAAGCTGATAACTCATCTACCGTCCGTATTGACGTCTGGCTTAAAATAGGTTTATGGACATTTGACGGTAATGTAACAGTTGAAGCCTGGAATGGCGGAGATAGACAGGCCGCAGTTAAACATGTCAGTGTTCCAGGGTATAACAGTGAAGTTTATCTTGGTACGTACGATTTCAAAGCCCGTCATAATCCTGACGGTAAGCAGAATGCTTATGTTCGGGTGAAGCTATCTTGTGATAATTCCTTTGCCGGATTTGCTTCACCAATAGACACAGGCGTTAGGTCATATCCTCTACCCGATATCCCTCGTGCTTCAGACCCTATGGGTGACTATCAAGGTGTTCTCGGACAGCCGATTACTTTCACTGCAAGACGTAAGTCAGACCA